TAATTCTTATTGGCCCAGAGAACGATCTTCAGCTGTTTGCCTCTGACAATATCGGCAAGACCATGGAAGGTGATGACAAGAAGCAGTGGTTTGATTTTATTCAACAACTGAAACCGTTTGCTATACGTAACAACTTTTCTGGCTTTAGTATCCAAAACATCAATCGATTAAAGTACACCATGCAAGGCATGGCTGCAATCAAGGAAGGCCTGTTTGAGGGCTACTACGGCAATCGCTCGTTTAGCTACAGCGACCAACCTAAGAAAACTAGATTGGTTATCAAGCACAGCCGTCCCCTGGGCGAAACTGACGCACGTCATCACAATATCGACAGCCTGTATGTTGAAACTGAAGACGGAAGCCGATATAGATTACCTCACCGCAACTTGTCTGCTGGCAAGGCCATGGCACGACACTGTGCCGAAGGCGGCAATCCGCATGACGCTTTTGGACAGCACATCAATAGCCTAGTAACTGAGCTTGCTACCTTGGGTAGATTTATACGTGCTGCGCGAGGACGAGAGTTTGATGGTCCTGCTGCCGAGTTAGTTGAAACAGCAATACGACATTACGGCGCACTCAAGACCAAGGCCAAGCAAATGATCAGCCAGCGTGGCTACTACGAATCTAGGGACAGCTTTGACCCTGCTGCTATTTCTGATCGTGAGCTGGCAGTCGAATCAATCCGTAACATGTTTATTGAACAGTCTGTGGATCAGCGTATCGAAGAAGCACTACCGATCCTGGCCCGATTACAGGAACCTGCTGAGCCTGCAATGCGAGAAGCAGACGAGTTCGAAAGCTGGGCCGCTGGCATCACAGAGGGAACCTGGGCCTTGCCTGATGCTCCAGACACCCAGCAGCAGCTTAAAAAACTGATGAACGAGCCGCTGATTGTTGGCCCTGACGCAACCAATGCAACAGAACAACTGTATGACCTAGTTGGTGATGACGAGTTGTTCGATATTCTTTCGTCAATTGCTGCCCAAAATCCCAATGCCAATGCTTGGGAAAACCCGGAAGTCATGAATCGCTTGGCCGAACTGGGAGTTGATGTACCCAGTGGTGATGAGCAGAATCCTGACCAACCAATTGATCCCAAGGCAGCTGACACTCCGCCCGAGGACGCTATGGGAGAAGACCTGGATACTGACGGGGTCATGATGACCCAACCCAGCAATATGAGCAGCGAAAGCCGGGAAGTTAACTCGGAATTCACCCGCCTGATGGAGTTACTCAAACACTAAAATTTAGAGCAATAAAAGTTCCTTTCAGTCTTGTAATACTAAATAAAATCGCATATACTGTACTCAGTACATGCACTTAGGCATTTACTAGGCAACTTAAAGCTAATATAGGCACATGAAAGGAAAATATTATGGCATCTCTAGCTGATATCCGCGCACGTCTTCAATCCGCTGAACAAAACAAAGGCGGTCAATCCCAAGGAGGCGGTGACAACGCAATTTACGCACACTGGAACATGGATGAGGGACAATCGGCAAACGTTCGATTCCTCGCTGATGGTAACCCCAAGAACACATTCTTCTGGGTTGAACGTGCAATGATCAAACTGCCGTTTAACGGCGTCAAAGGTGAAACGGACAATAAGCAAGTTATGGTCCAAGTCCCTTGCGTTGAAATGTATGGTGACTCGTGCCCAATTTTGGCCGAAGTCCGTACTTGGTTCAAGGACAAGAGTCTCGAAGACATGGGTCGTAAGTACTGGAAGAAGCGTAGTTACTTGTTCCAGGGCTTTGTTCGTGAAAATCCCATCTCCGATGACAAGACTCCCGAGAATCCGATTCGACGTTTCATTATCGGACCGCAAATCTTTACCGGCATCAAATCCGCACTGATGGATCCTGAACTGGAAGAATTGCCCACTGACACTATGCGTGGACTAGACTACCGCATTGCCAAGACTGGCAAGGGCGGCTATGCTGACTACAGCACCAGCAAGTGGGCACGTAAAGAGTCTGCACTTACGCAAGCAGAGATGGACGCAATCGAGAAGCATGGCTTGTTTGACTTGTCTGAGTTCTTGCCCAAGAAGCCCAGTGATGTTGATCTCAAGGTCATGAAGGAAATGTTCGAAGCAAGTGTTGACGGCAAGCCATACGATCTTGCTCGTTGGGGACAGTACTTCCGTCCTGCTGGTATGAACGCTCCTCAAGGTTCTGCACAGCCGGCTGCTGCAACTGAGTCCGCAGCACCTGCTAGCCGGCCCACCGCACCTGTAGTAGCACCTGATCCTTCTCCTTGGGAAGATGATGTAGCTGCTGCCGAACAGTCGTTCTCTGCGCCTGTCTCTAAGCCTGCACCTGCAGCAGGTGGGCAAAGTGCTCAAGACATTCTTGCAATGATCCGCGCACGGCAGAAGTAACTTACTGAGCCAAACCTTGTTGGGTAAACTACCATTTATTTTAACAAGGTTTACCCATGGCTCGGCAGGCAAATTTTTAAGTACAGTATTACAGACCAGCGACCAGATTGACCACTGGTCTGTAATTGTTCAATCTCAAAAAGATACTGATTTATTTGAGTCAGTAGTTGATGAGTATGTACGAAGAAGTTTTCCTTGCGATCATACGCAACATCTTCGACTCGAACCAATGGTGCCATATAATACTGACATGTACAGCACTGGCTTCTCTCGGGGCAATGATGTTACACTAGATCAGTATTTGACAAATGCTCATGAAAAAAGAGATGTCAGACTATTCGAGTGTATAAAACATAACCGTATAGTCAATTTGATATTTCATAAACCAACTATTCCGTTATTTTGCAGAAATTCTAAGTCCGTGACTATAACAGTTACTACCGATGAAGAAAAACAGTGGTTGTTTAAGACTTTGTGGACTAAGCATTTTTTAGAAACAAAAGATAGTATACGAATCCTATCAAGCGATCCCGAATACTGTAACTTTGTCAGTTTACCGACAGTGTTGAAATTTGCCAATCAGTATATCTATCCTATCAGTGACAAAGAAATTTTATATCAAACTTTAGTACTAAACGATCCTACTAATAGCTGGTACTTTGATCCAGAAAAATTTATCAAATCAGACAAAGAAAACAACATTAGTAATGTTTTTATTAAATTATCTGATATGCTTGATAAAAATAAGTTTCTAAAAGTTATTCCATTGCTGTTTGAGAAACTAGAGTTAGAAGAGCCTAACCTAAGATCAATTGAGTCTGTGCATAACATCTGGTTAACAAGACAGCTATGATCGAATACTATCCTTACAGTAATATTTTTAAGCTTGTTGAGCTCCCCGATGAGATTATTTTAATAGATCAACTGGGAGGTTTTGATGTTTATAAAAATAATTTGGTCCTTCAAACTCTTGACACACTAGCTTACAACTCGGGAGTAATTCTCCCCGTAGTATATCATAATATATTAGATAATACTATCCACCAGAAGTATAAGAATCTTTTGATTAGTTTTAGTTCCTTGTGGCAAGATAAATTAAATTTTTCTAGCCTACTAAATTATACCAAGCATCCAGAAATAAATTATAAAAATTTTGTCTGTAGTTTTAACGGCACATCTCATGTTAGCCGTAAATTACTAGTATCTTGCTTACATAAATTTGGATGGTTTGACCCTGTTAGTTGCAGCAAAAATTTTTCTTATTCGACTGAATCAGTGGACGGGCATTTACTAGAGTTAGTTGATAACGATAGTTTTTATCGTAAGTTTTTTATTTCAACATCAAGTGAAGAGTTTTTTCAAACGACATACAGTTTTGGTCATGATCGATTTAATCATGATCAAAATATCTATAAGCTAGAACATAAGATTACACAGAGTTTTTTACATGTTGTTAGTGAAACTCTAGCAACAAGTTATTGTCCGTTTGTTACTGAAAAGTTTTTGTATAGCATAGTAACTAGAGGATTGTTTTTGACATATGCGCAGCCCGGCTGGCACGCACATCTTGAGAAATTTTATGGATTTAAACAGTATACTAAATTATTTGATTATAGATTTGATTCGATTCAAAATCCAGTCGAGCGATTAATTGAACTAATGACAATGATATCAAAGTTTAGTAC